GGAAGTCTTTTTTTAGAGACGACATATTCTTTATTGATGCTGACCAATTCTTCATGTACAACGATGGATACGCTTGGAATGCGTATGACCGCTATTGCTTTGTAAAGCCAATTCCAACAACTGAGAGTTATATCAAGAAGCCAATTTCTGAGGAGCCACTCGTTGGTATAATGAAATACCCTAATGAGTATCTCTTAACGCATGGCGTCAAAGAAGGAGATATGGTTTGCTTTAGTCCTGACAGCGAGTATGAGTTTACTGTCGATGAGGAAAAGTTATACCGAATGTACGACCATCAAATAACAATCAAATTATGAATCTAATCACATTCGACAACGTATTAAAAGACCCTAAAGAATATGTGGCAGACATCCACAAGTATGGATTTCAAGACGTGGCAGACGGAGACAACGTATTCCGGAACATACAGCCACGTGACATTTACGATGAATTTTCCCAATATGTCACTGCTGTATTTGGTGGTTACAAAGTAAATGTAAACTTTGTTCGTAAGTCACCATTGAATCAACAGGAGCCAAACTTTGTGCATACTGACGAAATGATGGGAGATATTACTTGTATCTTGTATCTGAGTGAGGAGGCACCAAATGAAGATGGAACTACCATTTATGACGAAGAGAAAAAGCCACTAGCAGTGGTCTACTCTAAGTTTAATCGAATGGTAGCATTCAATTCAGACTTGCTTCATTCACGAAACCTTTTTGAAAATTTTGGAGAAGGAGAGAAAGCTCGATTGATTCAAGTGATATTTTTGAAAAGAAATGAGAGAAGACACTAAGGATATAAAGCTCCGTATTATCAATGCTGGCTACAAGGCTGTCAGTCATTTGATAAAAGTTGCTGAGGAGAACATCATCAATAGCGATGATGATAGCGCTGATGTAGCCGCAGACAAGATGAAGAACGCTGCTGCGGCTAAGAAGTTAGCAATCTTTGATGCGTTTGAGATACTCAATCGTATTGAGGCTGAGAAAGAGAACATTGACTCCGCAGAGCGTGGAGTAAGTAAAACAGATACCAAACAAGGATTTGCAGAACGAAGGTCAAAACAATAACCTGTGCCGGGTAATTAAAGATTACATACCGGCAGGAGTTATCTCCAAAAAAAATGGAGTGAGGTCGTGGCTTTATGGCTATAACGACCAGTATGACGTTGTTGTCATATCTAAGACTGGACAGATAGGTGATGTCGTAGAAATATCTGGATTAAAGATTGCGCTTCCACTGGCTCCTGAAAAGTGTCTTCAAAGACACAATAGTAAAAGCGAGCAGTACTGGGAGCGTCAAGATTTGCCAAAGGAATTGGCCAAGATTCAATCCATATTCCAATGGAACGAAAGGCCAAAGGAATTTAAGGACCGATGGATTGATTACATTGAGCAGGAGTTCGACCACCGAGAGCAGGGCTTTTGGTTTATGAACAATGGGGTTAAGACCTATATAACAGGCTCTCATTATATGTACCTACAGTGGTCTAGTATTGACGTAGGGTACCCTGACTTCCGTGAGGCCAACCGTATCTATTGGATATTCTGGGAAGCCTGCCGTGCAGACTCGAGGTCATTTGGTATGATATACCTAAAGATTAGACGTTCCGGATTCTCCTTTATGTCATCGTCAGAGTGCGTAAACATAGGCACGCTTGCACGTGATGCACGTATTGGTATCCTTTCAAAGACTGGTGCTGATGCTAAGAAGATGTTCACCGACAAGGTGGTACCTATCAATAGCCGGCTTCCTTTCTTTTTCAAGCCAGTCATGGATGGTATGGACCGACCAAAGACTGAATTGGCCTTTAGGGTTCCTGCATCCAAGATTACCAAGAAGAATATGTATGAGTCTGACGACACTGAGATTGACGGACTTGATACTACTATTGACTGGAAGAACACCGAGGACAACTCTTATGATGGTGAGAAGCTACTATTCTTGGCGCACGATGAAAGCGGTAAGTGGACTAAACCTGTAAACATTAAAGAGAACTGGCGTGTAACCAAGACCTGCTTGCGTTTGGGTAGCAAGATTATCGGCAAGTGTATGATGGGTTCTACGTCCAATGCGCTAAGCAAAGGAGGGCAGAACTTTAAGGACATTTACGAGGAGTCAAACGTCAAGATTAGAAATGCAAATGGCCAGACTAAGAGTGGGCTCTATGCCATATTTATTCCTATGGAGTGGAATATGGAAGGATTCATTGATAGGTTTGGTCATCCAGTATTTAGAAAGCCTGAGCAACCTGTTGCAGGTGTAGACGGCAACTGGATTAAGAATGGTGCGGTTGATTACTGGGAGGCTGAGGTTGATTCATTAAAGAATGACGCTGATGCGCTCAACGAATTTTACCGACAGTTCCCTAGAACTGAGTCACACGCATTCCGTGATGAGAGTAAGCAGGCTCTATTTAACCTGACCAAAATCTATCAGCAGATTGATTACAATGACTCAATGATTAAGGAGCACTACCTTACTCGTGGTATGTTCTCTTGGAAGGATGGCATAAAAGATACTCAGGTGATTTGGACCCCTGACTCAAGGGGTAGGTTCAATATAAGTTGGGCTCCTCCTAAGCATCTGCAGAATAACGTACATATCCGTAATGGCATCAGGTACCCGGGCAATGAGCACATTGGCTCATTTGGCTGTGACTCTTATGACATCTCAGCGGTTGTTGGTGGTCGTGGTTCTAATGGAGCCCTCCACGGAATGACCAAGTTCCACATGGACGATGCGCCTGTTAACCAATTTTTCTTGGAGTACATTGCACGTCCTCAGACTGCAGAGATATTCTTTGAGGAAGTATTGATGGCGTGCGTATTCTATGGAATGCCTATATTAGTTGAGAATAACAAGCCAAGGCTTTTGTATCACCTAAAGAATAGGGGGTACAGGGGGTTCTCAATCAACAGACCTGACAAGCAGTTGGCCAAGTTGACTAAGACTGAGAGAGAGTTGGGTGGTATCCCAAACACCTCAGAAGATGTTAAGCAGGCACACGCCTCAGCGATTGAGTCGTATATTGAGAAGTTCATTGGGTTTGATTTGGAGTCAAAGTATAGAGACCCTGAGGAGATGGGCACGATGCCGTTCACTAGAACGCTTGAGGATTGGGCTAAATTTGACATCAATGACCGAACTAGATTCGATGCTTGTATTAGTTCAGGATTGGTCATTATGGCCAATCAGAAGCACCTGTATATCCCTGAGAAAAAAGAATCGAAATTAATTATTAACTTCGCTAAATATAAGAATGAAGGCACACAAAGTCAGTTGATTAGATGAAAAATATAACAGTCGAAATAAATGCGACATCTTTCCCGAGTCAGTTGGCTACTGACGCTGAGAAGGCGTCCGATACTTTTGGCCTTCAGGTAGGTCAGGCTATTCAATACGAATGGTTTAGAAAAGATGGTACCTCTTGTAGATACTATGGCCAGTGGCAAGACTTCCGTAGGCTAAGGCTATACGCACGAGGTGAGCAGCCTATTGGTAAATACAAGAATGAACTAGCCATTGATGGAGACCTATCCTACTTAAACTTGGACTGGACTCCAGTTCCTATTCTACCAAAGTTTATTGACATTGTTGTAAACGGAATGTCCGACAGGCTTTTCAAGGTTAAGGCTTATGCACAGGATGCAATGTCTCAAGCCAAGAGAAGTAAGTATCAGGACATGGTAGAAGCCCAAATGATTTCTAAAGACATTCTTTCTACCATCAAAGAGAAAACAGGGGTTGATGCATTTTTAATGGACCCTGAGCAACTCCCTGAAACAGACGAGGAACTGTCATTGTATATGCAGCTTAACTATAAGCCTGCCATTGAGATTGCTGAAGAAGAAGCCATTAACACAATCTTTGACGAGAATCACTACGATGATACCCGTAAGAGATTGAACTACGATATTGCCACCATTGGTATTGGTATTGCTAAGCACGAGTTCCTTCAGGGGACTGGTGTTCAAGTGTCTTATGTAGACCCGGCTAACGTGGTGTATAGTTATACTGAGGACCCTTTCTTCAAGGATTGCTTCTACTGGGGTGAGATTAAAACCCTTCCTATTACTGAGTTGATGAAGATTGACCAGTCTCTTACTAAAGAAGACTTGCAACAAATCACTCAATACAGCCAAGCATGGTATGACTATTACAACGTAGCGCAGTTCTACGAGAACAGTATGTTCTTCAGAGATACCTGCACACTACTATACTTCAACTACAAGAGCACCAAGAAAATCGTCTACAAGAAAAAGAAACTTGAAGGCGGTGGCTCTCGTGTTATTGAGAAGGATGATACATTCAACCCTCCTACAGAAATGATGGAGGAAGGAAACTTCGAAAAGATTGAGAAAACCATTGACGTTTGGTATGATGGTATTATGGTTATGGGTACCAACATTCTTTTGCAGTGGAGACTGTCTGAGAACATGGTTCGACCAAAGTCTGCATCCCAGCACGCTTTGCCAAACTATGTCGCTTGCGCTCCACGTATGTATAAGGGAGTTATTGAATCCCTATGCAGAAGAATGATACCTTTTGCTGACTTGATTCAAATTACTCACTTGAAACTGCAGCAGGTTATTGCACGTACTGTTCCTGATGGTGTATTCATTGATGCCGATGGTCTCAATGAGATTGACTTGGGCACCGGTAATGCTTACAACCCTGAGGATGCATTGAGGCTATACTTCCAGACAGGTAGTGTCATTGGTCGTAGCTTTACACAGGATGGTGACTTTAACAATGCTAGAGTTCCTATTCAGCAGTTGACATCCAACTCAGGGGCATCCAAGACACAGATGCTTATTACCAATATGAATCATTACATTGACATGATTCGTTCTGTTACAGGTCTTAATGAGGCAAGAGACGGCTCAATGCCTGACCCTAACTCATTGGTTGGTCTACAGAAATTGGCAGCGCTAAACTCAAATACAGCGACAAGACATATTCTTGATGCTTCTTTGTACATTTATCGTTCATTGTCTGAAGCTTTAACGTACAGAGTTGCTGACATCCTAGAGTATTCTGACTTCAAGGACGAGTTCGCTAACCAAATCGGGAAGTATAACGTCTCTATTCTCAATGAGATTAAGGACTTGTACATTTATGACTTTGGTATCTTTATCGAGGTATCACCTGATGAAGAGCAGAAGGCTCAACTTGAGGCCAACATTCAGATGGCTTTGTCTAAAGGAGACATTAACCTTGAGGATGCAATTGACATCCGGGAGATTAAGAACATAAAGCTTGCTAACCAGTTGCTCAAGATGAAGCGAGTTAAGTTGCAGGAGCGTGAGGAGAAGATGGCTATGCAGAAGCAGGCTATCATTGCTCAGCAGCAAATGCAATCGCAGCAGATGGCAGCGGAAGCAGCCATGCAGCAAATAGAACTAGAGACTAGGGCTAAGATGCAACTCAAACAAGCAGAGGTGGCTTTTGACATTGAGAAGTCTAACAACGAAGCAGCACTCAAGTCTCAGCTAATGAGAGAAGAGTTTGATTACAATATCAGGCTTCGTGGTATTGATGTTGGAAGTTTGACCGAGAGGGAGAAGATGAAGGAGGATGCAAAAGCTAAAAGGATTAGCCAGCAAAACACTGAGCAATCTAAGTTGATTAACCAAAGAAAGAATAACTTACCTCCAATGAACTTTGAATCAAATGAGGATAGCATGGATGGCTTTGATTTGGCGGAATTTGAACCTCGTTAAAAATGTTGAAAATTTTATATAAGTTTGCATAAATTAAATCGAATCAAATGGAACTAAAGGTAAGGTCACTAGACATTATTGAACCTAAGAGTGTTCAAGAAGTTGAAAAAGAATTGCTTGATAAGCACGAGGAATCTGTTAGTCAAGAAACCAGTGCAGGTCAAGAATCAACTAATAGCGTTGACGCTACTCCAGCAGCAGCGCAAGAGTTGAGAGATGAAGACGTTCTTTCATATATTGGAAAAAGGTACAATAAGCAGATTAACTCTCTGGATGATTTGGTTGCTGAGCGTAAAGACTCAGAGCCATTACCTGAAGATGTAGCTGCTTATTTGCAATACAAGAAGGATACAGGGCGTGGATTCGAGGACTTCCTCAAATTGAAGAAGGACTTTGATGAAATGAATCCTGACCAACTTCTTAAAGAATACCTGACTGCTACGCAGGAGGGGCTCGATAGTGATGACATCGAGGCTTTGATGGATGACTACAGATTTGACGAAGAGTTGGATGATGAGTCAACCGTAAAGAAAGCAAAAATCGCAAAAAAGAAAGTACTTGCTGAAGCTAAGAAGTATTTCAATTCTCAGAAGGAGAAGTATAAGATGCCACTTGAGTCAAGACAGGCGTCTATCTCTGATGAAGAGAAGGAGGCATACGATAGTTACAAGCAGTACATTCAAGAGGCAAAGACCATAGAGGAAGAGACCAAGCGTAAGCGTCAATGGTTTGACCAGAAGACGGACGAGGTTTTTAGCGGAGAGTTCAAAGGTTTTGAGTTCAATGTTAATGACAAGAGAATTATGTTTGCTCCCGGGGATGCCAATGAGTTGAAGAAAGTCCAGTCAACACCACAGAACTTTATCAATAAGTTTTTGGATGAGCAAGGGATGATTAAAGACGCAGCTGGCTATCATAGGTCCTTGTCAATAGCAATGCATCCTGAGAAGTTTGCCAAGTTCTTTTATGAACAAGGGATGTCCGATGCGACTGACGATGTTACTCGTAAAATCAAGAACATTAATATGTCAGACCGCAAGGTTCCTGAGGTTGGCAAAGCAACAGGCAGCGTGCAGGTGAGGGCGGTAAACCCTGATTCAGGTAGAAACCTGAAAATCCGCAGCATAAAAAAAATGTAAAACAAAAAACTAAAAAACAATGGCAGGTACATTATTAAGTAATCCTACCTTTCAACTTCAGCCAAGTGCTGAACAGGTAGCGTTGCAAACAAACTACATTACCAACTTCAACTTCTTGAACCAGTATCTTCCTGATACTTACGAGAAAGAATTTGAGCGTTATGGTAATAGAACAATCGCTTCTTTCCTTAGAATGGTTGGAGCTGAGATGCCTTCTAACTCTGACCAAATCAAATGGGCAGAACAAGGCCGCCTACATATTAAGTACACCAACTGTACTTCAGCGGCAGCAATTAACGCAAACACTGCTACCTTCACTGTAGCTGACTCAGGTGTTACTTACATTGCTATCCGTGTTGGACAAACTGTAATGATTCAGAACAACGCTTCAGGTGTGTTCAATAAAGCAATCGTTACTGCTGTACCTTCTGCAACTACTTTCACAGTAGCTTACTACGAAGCTTCTGGACAGGCGTTTGCTGTATCTACTCAGTGTACTGTATTCATTTACGGTTCTGAATTTAAGAAAGGAACCAACGGAATGGTAGGTTCTTTGGAATCTGAAGACGAAATCTTCTCTAACAACCCTATTATCATCAAAGATAAGTATGCGGTTAACGGTTCTGACATGGCTCAAATTGGTTGGGTTGAAGTTACTACTGAGAACGGTGCTACTGGTTATTTGTGGTATTTGAAGTCTGAGCACGAGACTCGTCTACGTTTCGAAGACTATCTTGAGACTGCAATGATTGAAGCAGTTCCTGCTGCAACCGGTTCCGGTGCTAAGACTGCAGGTATGATGGGTTCTGAAGGTATCTTCTATGTTGTTAACAACAGAGGTAACGTATGGGGAGGCGGTAGCCCAACTTCTCTTTCTGAGTGGGACACCATCGTATCTCGTCTTGACAAGCAAGGAGCTATCGAAGAGAACGTAATCTTCGTTAACCGTGGATTGTCTTTCGACATCGACAATATGTTGGCAACCCTTAACGGTTACAACTCTGGTGGTGTATCTGCTTCTGCATCTTACGGTTTGTTCGACAATGACGTTGACATGGCGTTGAACCTTGGTTTCACTGGATTCCGTAGAGGTTATGACTTCTACAAGTCTGACTGGAAGTACTTGAACGACCCAACTATGCGTGGTGGTTTGAACCAAACTGCTGGTACTGCAACTGGTACTATCACTGGTTTGTTGGTTCCTGCTGGTTCTACTTCAGTGTATGACCAAATCATGGGTAAGAACGCTAAGCGTCCATTCTTGCACGTACGTTACAGAGCTTCTGAAGCTGAAGACAGACGTTACAAGACTTGGATTACTGGTTCTGCTGGTGGTGCTGCTACTAGCGACCTTGATGCAATGGAGGTTAACTTCCTATCTGAGCGTTGTGTATGTACCTTGGGTGCTAACAACTTCATCTTGTTCAGATTTGGATAAGTAAAATATGGAGGGTGTCTTTAAAGACACTCTCCTTTTTAAAAATTAAATCAAATTTAATCCAATAACAAATGGCAAAGATTCATACCCCTGTAGATAAAGTCTACAAATTAAAATTAGGGAATCCCCTATCATATACATTGGCTTCAAGAAACCACCCGAGATTCCCTCTTATGTGGTTTGACGAGAAGAACAATGTCAATCGTGCGCTTAGATACGCTTCCAATCAGAAGTCTCCCTTTGAGGATGAGCAAGATGGTAACGCTATCATTGAGCCGATTATCTTTGAAGATGGATTTCTAAGAGTGCCAAAACAAAATCCAGTTCTGCAGCAGTTCTTGCACTACCATCCTTTGAATGGAATTATCTTCTCAGAGGTTGACAAAGAGAAAGAAGCAGCAGAAGAAGTTGATGACTTGAACTTGGAGGTTGAGGCGCTAATAGAAGCACGTCAATTAAGTATCGACCAGATTGAGACTCTTACAAGAGTAATGTTTGGCAAGGACCCATCAACAGTGTCTACTGCTGAATTAAGACGTGATATTTTGGTGTTTGCCAAGACAGACCCTAAGGAGTTCTTGAATATATTGAATGACCCCGAATTGAAGTACCAAGCTAAAATACGTTTGTTCTTTGAGAACAAGCTATTAATCTTGAGAAATGGAGACAAAGAGGTGTGGTACAATACCCCGACCAATAAGAAGAAAATGCTATCGGTTCCTTATGGCGAAGACCCATACGAAATGGTAGGACACTTCTTACAAACAGACGAGGGAATTGACTCACTGAAGATGTTAGAAGCCGTTTTAGCATAGATTGATTGATAGATTGAGTAGAAAGGAGGGCATCTTGTGCCCTCTTTTTTTTTCTGTATATTTGTAAAAAAGGAAATAATGATAAACTCAGTAAGAAATACCGTGCTGTCTATTCTAAACAAGAATAACTACGGGTACATATCTCCCTCTGACTTCAACTTGTTTGCTCTTCAGGCGCAGCTTGAGATATTTGAGGAATACTTTTCTGAGTACAACAAGTTAATCAACTTGGAAAATTCTCGTCAATCAGGAACTGAGTACGCTGACTTGAGAAAACCAATTGAAGAGGCGATGGAATTGTTTTCTGTTACCTCCACATTGACTCAAGTTGCTCCTGCTACAAACCGGTTCTTCTTACCATCAGTAATTACAACCGGATTTGATTACTTTCTTATCAACAAAATTCTTTGCTACGATGCTTCAGTAAGCCCGAGAGTACTCAAGGGAGAAGCAGAGAAAGTACCTCATACAAGAATCACCTTATTAAACAGCTCAAACCTTACTGCGCCTACTGAGATGTATCCAGCATACACTCAGGAAGGCACAGTACTAACTGTTTACCCCTCTACGTTTAACTTAGCAAATGAGGTTGAGGCAAACTACTTTAGGTACCCTAAGGAGCCTAAGTGGACTTACGTAACCCTTGCTAATGGAGAGCCAGTATTCAATCAGTCTCAACCAGACTATCAAGACTTTGAGGTGCCTGCAGAAGACGAGTACAAGTTGGTAACTAAGATTCTTCAGTATTGTGGTGTATCTATTCGTGAAACAGAGGTTACCCAATTTGCTATGGCTCAAGAGCAGATTGAACAAAACCAATAAAAATTATAGTTTATGGCATATATATCGCAGTATCAGTATTATGAGAACGGGGGAACCACTCCTGAGGACAACAATTGGGGGTCCTATCAATACGTCAGCTTGCAGGATATTGTAACCAATTTCTTGTTGATGTATGCTGGCAACCATTCATTGGTTAATAATGAGGAGCGGTATAAGATTTTGTTTCATGCGAAGCGTGCCATTCAAGAGTTAAACTACGATGCGTTCAAAGAAATCAAAGTGTTAGAGCTTACAGTGCCTGACACATTGAGATATATTCTACCATCTGACTACGTTAACTGGGTTCGTATTTCCTTGTACAAGGATGGATGGCTTCGTCCATTGTCTGAGAACATTCAGACGCTTTCATCTAAGGCATATTTACAAGACCAGCAGGGCAGGATATTGTTTGACCAAAATGGTAATGCTTTGTCTCCTGAGTATTCTGACATTGACTTCGATAGATTAACCCATATCAAGAAGAGCATCTACCTTAATCAGGACAATCAGTTTGATGGTAATGAGGGATGGAACTACGATGGGATGTGGTATTTCGAGGGGTACATTGGAGCCGCTTATGGCTTAGATACTGAGACTGCTAACTTCAATCCTACGTTTAACATTGACCGCAAGGCTGGAGTAATCAACTTTGATTCACCAATGACTGGTCAGCAGTGTATCCTTGAGTACGTATCAGATGGTATGGAACAAGGAGACAATTCTAAAATTACCGTAAACAAATTGTTTGAGAAGTACATTTATGCTTACATTCAGTATGAAATTCTGAATAGCAAGCTGGGTGTGCAAGAATATATTGTCGCTCGTGCCCGTAAGGAAAAGTCTGCGCTATTGAGAAACGCAAAGATTAGAATTAGCAACATTCATCCCGGAAGACTCTTGATGAACTTGAGAGGATTGGATAAGCAAATCAAATAAGATGACAAAACTTACAAGAAACTTTGTAGCGGGCAGGATGAATAAAGTCGTTGATGAACGACTGCTTCCTGATGGTGAGTACATTGACGCTATGAACGTAAGGATGGGTTCAACTGAACAGTCCGAAATAGGCGTTATTGAAAACACCAAGGGGAACTTGCCTCTGACCTCTTTAGCATATATTAACGGAACACTTCTTAGTACTTCCGCTAGATGTATAGGTGCTATTCAGAACAGCGCTACTGAGTCTGTTTATTGGTTTATTCACGACCCCAATTTCCCTGTAGGTGCTACTGGTAAATTGGACATGATAGTTTCTTTTAACGTAAATACAAACATTCTTACGTATCACGTTGTATCTATTAATGATGGGGGTGGTATCAATACCACGTTGAACTTCAATCCGAAATACCTCATCACAGGGGTAGACATATTGGATAACAAGCTTTTGTTCTTTACCGATGACTATAATCCTCCAAGAGTAATTAACGTCACTAAGAGCTATCCAAATCCTGTTTCTAACATTGATGCAGTAAGTGCTGAGTCTTTGTTGGTAATCAAGAAGCCACCAGTGCAGGCGCCGGCAGTACAGCCAATAGTCAACAATGGTCAAGAGAACTACTTGGAGACTCGCTTTATTTGCTTTGCTTACAGATACAAATATGCTGACGGAGAGTACAGTGCCACCTCACAGTGGTCTGCTCCTGCGTTTGCACCAAAGGCATTTAACTTTAGCATTGACAGTTTCCTCAATGAGGGAATGACCAACTTCTTTAACTCAGCAATCATCACCTATAACACAGGCGGACCGCTTGTAGTTGGTATTGACCTTTTATTTAAAAAGGCTGATGGAAACATTATCCGTGTAATTGAGAAGTTGGATAAGCAAATCTTAGGATTGACTGACAATACTGAGGAGCAATACACATTTACAAATAGCAAGATATTTACTGTTCTTTCAGAGTCAGAATTGTTGAGGCTATACGATAACGTACCACGTTTTGCTAAGGCCCAAACGATTATGGGCAATCGCTTAATGTATGGTAACTACGTTGAAGGATATGACTTAGTAGATTCACAAGGTCAACCTATAAAGTTTGAATACAGCACTTCATTAGTATCAACTGAGATTGGTCTTACCAGTACGGCGACAAGTCTTTATTCAGGAATCTATTCTATTGATGGAACAGTAACTGTTCCGGATTCAATTGTGTATATTGATTTAACTGGTAAAGATTTAGTTGAGGGCTCTGCATTTAATTTGAGCTTGACACTAACTCACGACCAGTGGTCTGGAGACACACCGTTTCCTACTCAGGTTAGTGAGAACATTAGATTAAATTTTGCGTTTTTCTTATCAAAGGATTACATATCAGTATATCAACTAGCTACTAGCACAGAGTTTCAGGATGCTGTAGGAACGGTATTCAATATCCAGACTGTAGCAAACTCTTGTAATGGAATTACTTTTACTGACCAATTTAACTGTGCTCTACCTACTAACTTAGGTTCATTGGATAAAACCGCTAGTGGAATCAGTGGTATAAACCAACCTATTGGTATTGTGACTTCACCGTCAAGTGATGAGATTGGTCTTCAGATTCCAGCAATGAGATATGTAGACAATCCTTCATCGCCTACTCAAATTGCTTACGAGTACTATAGTGTATCATTCTCTGAGGCTACGTTTCAAGAGATAGGTAATACTCAAAGTCTCCATAGCAATAGAGACTACGAGATTGGTATTGTCTATATGGATGATTTTAACAGGGCTACAACGGCTTTAGTTAGTCTAAACAATACAGAACATATCCCTTGCGGTTTGTCTTCTAAGAAGAACTCTATACAGGTAACAATACCTGCTACACAGAAGCCTCCAGTATGGGCAACAAGATACAAGTTTGTTATCAAACCTGATGAAGAGAATTACGAGACGATTTATTGCAACTTGTTTTTTGAGGACCCGAACAGCAATAGTGTTTACTTCTTACTTGAAGGCGAGAACGCAAGAAAAGTTGAGACCGGAGACCGTCTTATTGTAAAGGCTGACTCAGAAGGTCCGACACAAAATTGCGTGTATGCTACTATTCTTGAGAAGTCTTCACAGGCTTCAGGATTTCTTGAAATACCAAGAGAAGATGACCCTACTGAGTTTATTCCTGTACCTGCTGGTGTATATGCTAAGATTAATCCTAA